GAAGCCCAAGGACTTCCTCCTCATGACCACCCCCGGTCTGGCGAAGAAGCTCATGGAGTCGATGGTCGCTCAGCGTCGCTTCACTGCTGGCGAGTTCGGCACCACGATCAAGGGTGGCTACAAGGCCATTGAAATCTGTGGTATCCCGTGCGTGACGGACTACTACGTCCCCGCTGGCACGATCTACCTCCTGCACATCCCGTCCCTGTCGTGGGTGGATGCGAAGGATTGGGGCTTCGTGGAGTTTGAGGGCGCGGGTCCGTGGCGTTGGTTGTCGGGCCGCGATGCGTTTGAAACGACGTATGGCTGGTACGGCAACCTCGCCTGTCTGGCGCGTAACGCGCACGGCAGCATCACAGGCTACACGGATACGGCTCGTTACAGCCACATCTAAAGTCGCGGTGGGGGGTGACAGCACTTCGGCTGCTGCCCCCCATTGGGATCAACTTGGAGACTTCTAGATGGCCTATAACTTTTTTGCTCCGAAGCCGGGTCGCCTTGGGACGCTGCCTGTCCCGCTGACCAGTGGCCGTTTGAACACGGGTACACTGGCGGCTGGCACGGACAACCACAACATTGGCGGGTTCCCTGCCAAAGCGTATGTCAATCGGGCGAGCCTGTGTGCCGGGACGTTCCCGACCGCCGCTACGTCGTGTGTGGTCACGCTGTTTAAGATGACCGGCGCAACGGCGGTGGCCCTTACGGCGGGTCTGGACATCAACACCAAGACGGCTGACACGCCGTTGCAGTTTGTGTTCCTGACCACGACCACGGACACCGAACGGACCTTGACCACGGCAAGCAGCCTTCGCGTGGCGATAGTGACCGTGGGTGCTGTGTCAGCACAGCCCGACGATGTGACGGTGGTGGTCGAACTGCTGGTGCAAGAGTAACATGGCATCGCCCGTGATTCTGGTGAATCCTGCGGGCATCCCCGAGCCGTCGCCTGAGATTCAGCGGCGGCTTCGGGCGGTGCATGGTGGACTGACGTTGCGGCTGATTGATACGGGTGTCCCCACATGGTCTGTGTGCATGGAGTGGCAACCGGACGACCGTCGTTGGGAGTGGGTGCAGAAGGAGAGTTATGATGCGCGGATGGCCTACGACATTATCGGCTATCTTCCGCTTGGCTGCTCCATTGATGAAGCGCCAGCGTACTTGAGCAAGATGGTCCGTGCCTTTCCACGGGAAGACATCCAGCGGCTGTCAAACTCCGTGGAGAACTACAACACGGGTGTGGTGAGTACCGCCGTGGAAGCCGCCATTGGGGATATGCTGGATAGCGCCGATCCGTCTACGATCCGTCGTGGCCGTGGCCGTCCTCGTAAAGTCAGCTAAGGAGAAGAGATGTCAGCCGCTACGTTTCAGATGCTGATTGACAGTACCAAAGAGTACATGGATGCAGAATCCTCTTCTCGGTGGTCTGATACCACGATCAAGGCTATTCTCAACTCAGTCTTTGACGCGGAATGGTCAAACATTCTGAACGCTGCGCCGTACTACACGTTTAACCAGCAATTGCTGTCAACGGACGCCAACGGGCAGATTCTGTTTACCAGCATGAACGCGGGAAGCGGGGACACGCAGAAGAACATGTACCGCATCCTGTCTGTCAACGACGGCAGTGTGTTGTACACGGAAACCAATTTTCAGAACGTGCCGTTGGCAACCACGACCAACTATTTGCCAACGTATCCACGGTTGTACTACACGGTAGGTCAGGCAATTCAGTTGTTGCCCGTGTCGTATGGGACCAGCGTCTATGTTGCGGTCAACTACAAGCCTACGTCGCTGCTTGATCTGGCGTCCACGTCCTCAACGATTGAGTATCCCAACAACAGCTACTTTATCGTGGTGTGGATGGCGGCAGCGCAGTTGCTGTTGAAAGGTGGCGCGGAGTCTGGGGCGGCTGCGGACTTGAAGGCTCTTGCCGACGACGAGCGGAAGTCGATGCTTGATGATGTCCGTCGCCGCACAATTAACCCGACCCGCATGGCCTATCCCGACCAGAAGTACGAGTGGGGTGGTGGCTGATGGCGCGGGAGAAGCTGTTAGATCAGCAACCCGCAATGGATGGGGGGCTGAACAGCATTTCTGACGATGTGGCGCTATTGCCCACACAGTTACGAAAGGCTGGAAACGCCCGCTTGACAGACTTCGGAGCCATCACCAAGCGTGGGGGCACCCAGCGGTCAAGTGCGGCCCTCAGTGCCAATCCCGTGCTCAACGGCTTCACCTGGCTCAAAGATGGCGGCACCCAAGAGATCATGGCGATGTGCAACGGGACGCTGCGGACGACGACCTATGGCACGTTCCCGTGGACATGGGCCAGCCAGACCGGCACGTTCTCTACGTCGGTTGCCCCGTCGTTTGCCCAGTTCCGTGACGGCACGAACGATGTCGTCTACATCGCAGACGGTGGGTTGCTTAACGTCTGGGACGGCACGGCGGTTACGACGGACATTGCTGGGACGTTGGCGGTCAACACGATTGCGGTCCACAACGAGCGGCTGTGGGGCTGTGGCAACACGACCTACCCTGACAGCATCTTCTACTCGGACATCAACAACGGCTCGACGTTGGGCAACGGCTCGTCTGGCGGTGGGCAGATCATCGTCCGCACGTTCTCCGACGAAACGGTGGTTGGTCTGGCCAGCGTCAGTACCTCCCTCCTGATCTTCCACCGTCGCGGTATCTCCCGTTTGACAGGCTATGGGCAGGACGACACCACCGTTGCCCCGGCTGGCATTACGTCAGATGTTGGGGTGATTGCCAAGAAGTCCATTGTCAGCATTGGCACCGTGGCGTACTTCGTGTCAGAGAGAGGGTTGTACCGCTGCAACGAAGCCGAAGTCGCGCCCGTGTCCAGCAAGGAGACACCGGACCCGCTGTTGCCGCTGATTCGGTCCATGACCTCGGCGCAGTTCAGCAACATCCGCTGCACGTTCAATCGGGCGACGCGCGAACTCTGGATTGCCATGCCGGGGATCGGCCTCTACACCTACCACACCACCCTCAACGCGTGGACTGGCCCGTGGGATGGCGCGTACTTGGACCCTGACACGACGGCCATCTGGGAGACGCTGAACACGGAAGGGTTGCCCGTCACGCTGCGCGGGGATGCCAGTGGCTACGTCAGCCTGTGTGATGCCCCGATTGCGTTGGATAACGTCAATCCAAACGGGACAGGTGGGTCAGCCTATACGTTTAACGTGCGGTTGCGTCGGATGTACTGTGGCGATACGGCCACCTATAAGACGCTGCGCTGGGGCTACCTCACCGCCCAACTCCGTGGGTCTGCGGAGTGCCGCATTAGTTGGACGACGGGCGAGGTGATGAACTCGTACAGTTTGCCCTTCTCGTTCTATGGCATCTGGGGCGGTGGGTACTGGGGCACCAGCCAGTGGGGAACGGCCAGCAGTCAAAGCTACCGTATCCCAATGGGTGGGTCTGGCTACTACATCGACATTAACATTATCGACAGCGGACAAACCATTCCGGTGTTCAGTAACTTCCAGCTCGAAACCTTTTCGCTAGGGCGGCGCTAAATGGCACAGATCGTCGGGTCGTATGGCGTGGCGACGTTTACGTCACCGAGTAATGGCGACACGCTGGATGCCACCGTTGTCAAAGGCAACGACAACAATTTGCGGTCGGCGTATGTCAGCCATGATGCAGACGGAGGGTTGCACCTTCAGTCGTCATCGCTGGCAACCCGTTCGTCTGCGGGTACGCTGGGTCGAAAGTGGCTGACCACAGACGCCAGCAGCTACCGGCTGTTCTTTGACGACGGCAGTGCGTGGTATGAACTGTCGTACCTGTCCACGGCGGGTGGCACGATCACGGGTAACCTGACCGTCACCGGCACGATCACGGGTGCCGTCACGGGCAATGCCAGCACCGCCACGGCGTTGCAGACGGCCCGCACCATTAACGGCACCAGCTTTAACGGCACGGCAGATATCACCGTGACGGCAGCGGCGGGCACGTTGACGGGCGCTACGCTGGCCAGTGGCGTGACGGCGAGCAGCCTGACGAGTGTGGGGACGTTGACCAGCTTGGCGGTGAGTGGTGCCGCCACGGTCGGCACGACCCTTGGCGTGACGGGCGTGACCACCATCGCTGCGGGCACTGCCGCCTTACCAGCACTGACCACGACGGGCGACACGAACACGGGGTTTTTGTTCCCTGCCGCTGATACCATCGCACTGTCAACTGGCGGCACTGAACGCGCCCGCATCGACGCCTCTGGCAACCTTGGGCTTGGGGTGACGCCGAGTGCGTGGGGGTCTACCTCACGCCGTGCAATCGACATTACGGCGCTGGCGTCTATCGCGCAGACTTCCGCTGGTGCGGCGACCATATCGTTTAACAGCTATCAGGACGCATCAAACAACTGGATTTACAAGACAACAAACGCAGCGGCTCGCTACGATAATGGGTTTGGTGGCGCGGCGGCTCACGCATGGTTTACTGCCCCATCTGGCACCGCTGGCAACGCCATCAGCTTCACACACGCGATGACGCTGGATGCGAGTGGGAACCTTGGTGTCGGCGTCACGGCGTTCGGCACATCTGCCGCCACGATTATTGGTATCGCCAACGGTACTGCGCCCACGACCTCGCCCGTTGGCATGGGGCAACTGTACGTTGAAGGAGGAGCCTTGAAGTTCCGTGGCTCTAGCGGGACTGTCACCACGATTGCTAACGCTTAACTCGGACTCTCATGTCACTCATCACGATCAGCACCGCTGTTATCAACTACACCGCTGGCACCACAGACTGTCAGTGCAGTGTCGCCGTGGACGTGCCCACGGTCGGCCCGACGTTCGTCGCGAACAGCGTGTC